CTACCGCCGGCCGTTCGCCACCCTGCACGACGCCCTGTCCCGCGGGCTGTCCATGACCGACGCCGTCGAGGCCGCGACGACCCGGCTGGCCGGCATCGCCGAGATGGACATGCAAGCCGCCTACGGCGCGGCCATGCGGACCGGGATGGGCGCCATGCCGGCCGGGGTCCGCCCGGAGTACTGGCGGCGCGTGCTGGTCGGTCCCGAGAACTGCGCGATGTGCGTACTCGCCTCGACCCTGCGCTACCGCCGCGGTGACCTGAACCCGATCCACCCCGCGTGCGACTGCCGGGTTCAGCCGATCCTGCGCGCCGCCGACGACCCGTTCGCCGAGTTGGATGACGACCTGGTCGCCCGCGCGCACGCGGCCGCGCGCGAGCTGACCGGCCGGTCCGACGCGGGCGGTCGACAGATCGACTACCGGGCGGTGGCCACTAACATCACGGCCACGCACGGCGAGCACGCCGCGCCGCTACTCGTTCGACCACTACAGCGGTTCACCGGGCCGGACGTGATTCCCGGAGATTCCGCTGATCGCGCGACCGCAACGGATCGTGCGCGACGCCCGAAACGGGCCGAGAGGAAGACAAGATGACCAACCCGGGTAATACTGGCCCGACAGGCGCAGGGGGTACCGGCACCGATCCCGGAACGGGCGAGGGTGGCACGAACCCCCCGGCGGGTGAAGGCGGCACCGGAACGGGCACGCCATCGCCGGACGACTGGGCCGATGCCGCCGCGTGGCGGGCGTTCGCCGATGAGGCGGGCATCACCCCGGCGGAGATCAAGCGCCGGCTCGAACACTCCCGGCAGTGGGAGACCAGGGCCAAGGCGAACAAGACGGCCGCCGACAAGGCATCCACCCTCGAACAGCAGATCGAGACGATGCGTACGGAGATGGCGGAGCGGGATCAGCGAGACCTCGAACGGACGATGCGCACGGCCGGAACGGACCTACGCGCCGCCCTGGTGGACCTCGGCATGACCCGAACCGACGCGCAGGACGCCGTCGAGGATGTCGATCTGTCCCGGTTCCTGACCGATGGGGACCTCGACTCGAAGAAGATCGAAGCGGCGGCGAAGCGGCTCGCCAGGGTGGCCGGCCGGGTGGCACCGGATCGGGACCAGGGGGCCGGCAACGACGGCGGCGGGACGGGAAAGCGGACCATGAACGACTGGGTTCGGACGAAGGTCCAGGAACGCAGGTAGCACGGCGCGGGCATACGCCCCGCCCGGAGAGATAGAGGAGGGGTCGCGTGCCCTACAACAACGTGACGTCGCGTACCGACGTCGAGAGCCGCATCCCGGAGGAGGTCTCCCGGGCGATGCTGGGTGCTGCGACTCAGCAGTCCGCCGTGCTGAACCTGTTCCGCCGGGTGCCGGTGGGGGCGACGCAGGTTCGGTTCCCCGTTCTGTCGGCGCTGCCCATCGCCTACTGGGTGGCCGGGGATACCGGGCTCAAGCAGACGACCGAGATGGCGTGGTCGCAGAAGTTCCTCAACATCGAGGAAATCGCGACGATCATGCCGATCCCGGAGAACGTTTTCGACGACATGGAGGCGAACGTCTGGGATGAGGCGGAGCCGTTCCTGCGTGAGGCGTTCGCGCGGGCGCTCGACTCGGCCGTGTTCTTCGGGATCAACGCGCCGTCGTCGTTCCCGACGAACGTGACGGCGGCGGCTGCGGCGGCCGGCAACAACGTCACCGAGGGCGCGCTGCCTGCGGTCGGCGGCTACATGGCCGATCTCGACACGTTGCTGGCCAACGTCGAGGAGGACGGCTTCAACGTCACCGGGTTCGTGTCGGATCTGTCGGCGAAGCGGAAGTTCCGGGCGGCCCGCAACGTGCAGGGCGATCGGACCGACCCGGGTCGGATCACCGGGGATCTGAACAGCATCGACGGGGCCCCGATCCGGTACGTCATGTCCGGCATGTGGCCCTCGGGTGGCGCCGGTGGCACGAACGTGCGGATGCTCGCGGGTGACTGGGCGTCGCAGTTCGTGGTGGGCATCCGGCAGGACATCACGTTCAAGGTGCTCGACCAGGCCGTGATCACCGACAACAACAACGCCATCGTGTTCAACCTGCCGCAACAGGACATGATCGCTCTGCGGGTGAAGTTCCGTGTGGGCTGGCAGGTCGCGAACACGATCAACAACCAGCGGCCGTCCGAGGCGCAGCGGTACCCCGCTGCGGCGATGATCTACTAGGAGGTTCGATCATGGCTGTTGTTTCCGGGCGCGGCTCGCACGGCCGCACCGTCACCGTCACCACCACGAACGCGTCGACCGCGCTCACCGCGCCCGCCGGAACGTTCGACACCGCCCGCGACGTCGGCCGCCCCATCACCGGGGTCGGCATCCCGGCGGCGGCCACCCTGACCGCGGTCGCCTCGGCCACCGCGGCGACCCTGTCGGCGGCGGCCACCGCGGCCGGCACCGTCGATGCCACGCTCGGGGCACACCTCACCCCGGCAGCGCTGCGGACCGACGAAGAGGCCTACGGCTTCCGCGGCTGGTCGCCGGAGACGCCGGCCGAGGCGCTCACGTACCAGCTCACCGGCCTGCCCGGCGCGCCCCCCGGGGTGAACGAGCCGTCGCGGGTCACCAACCCCAACGTCGGCCGCGACCGGCGTGATCGGAGGCGGTAACTCATGGCGGAGCGACAGACCGCGGCGGACCGCAAGGCCGCCGAGGCGGAGCGGACGGCGGAGCAGGACACCGTCACCGACCGGGCCGAGGACCGCGACACCCGCGCGGAGGCCGACGACCAGCCGGCCCCCGACTACGTGCCGGCCGCGCAGGACCAGGACCTTCCGTTTCTGCTCCCGGACCAGCAGGCCGACCTCGACCGGCAGCGCGCGCGCGAGACGCGCAGGCGCGAGCGCGACGACGCCGAGTTGGACGGTCCGGCGGCCAAGCCGGCCGAGTAGCGGAGAGGGGGCGAGGGCGTGTCCACGTGGACGCAGGTTCAGCACGTGGAAGACGCGCGCCCCCGCCCGCTCTCCATCTCCGAAATCGACACCGTTCAGCGGCTGATCGACCGGGCCGAGCGGATGATTTCGCGGCGGGTGGACGTGGCCGCCGTCCTGCTCGACCCGGACGGCCGATTCAACATCGCCGACGTCCGCGATGTCACCGTGGCGATGGTGCTGCGGACCGCGTCGAACCCGGGCGGGATCCGCTCGCAGACGGCCGGCCCGTTCTCGCAGGTGATCGATCGCTCGGTGGCGTCCGGGCGCATGGAAATCACCGCGGCCGAGCGCGAGATCCTCGGACTCGGCGGCGGCAAGGCCAACACGATGCCCGTGGTCGATCCGGCCATGACGGCCGGCGTGATCAGCTCGCCGTGGTCGGGGTGGCAGGTGCCGTGACCGACTTCCCGTGGGGCGACACGATCACCGTGTATCGAGAGGTCGAGGACCAGCACGGCGACTACGTCCGCGCGGACGAGCGGGTGATCGTCGGCGTGGCGGTGGCCCCGCGCGTGTCCACGGAGCCCGGTCAGGATCGCCGCACGGCTATCGTCACGACCGGGCTGACCCTGTACCTGCCGCCCGACGCCGAGCCGATCACCGCGCGCCACACGGTGGTCCTCGACGACGGGACGGCGTGGCGTGTGCAGGGTCGGCCCGGACGGTGGCACAACCCGCTGACCGACTGGTTTCCGGGCACGCAGGTCGAGATCGACAGGGTGGAGGGCTGATCATGGTCATGCGCTATGAGCCCAACATCGCACAGACCGGTGAGTTCCTGCTCGGCCGCCGGCAGGGCGGGCTCACCCGCGTGATCCGCGAGGCCGCGCGCGACGTGGCCGACTACGCGCGGGCCATCGCGCCGATCGACGAAGGCCACTACATCCTGTCGATCGGCGTCGAGGACGGCGTTCCGACCGACCGGTTCAACATGCTTGTGCACGCCACCGACGCCGCCGCCGCGCCGTTGGAGTTCGGCAACGACATCACCGGCGGCAACGGGCGCAACCTGCTCACGCGAGCCGCGGAACTCGCGGGGCTCGACATCGATACGGGGGCCTGACCGTGGTGGTGCTGCTCGATCCGTTCCCGGACGCGGAGTTGGTCATGATGGACCTGGTCCGCGGGCTCGCGACGGTGGTGACGGCGACCCCGGCGACGATCACGCCGCCACTGATCAGGGTCGAGCGGGTCGGGGGCGCCGACGACGGCATCACCGATCGGCCGCGGATCCGGGCCGTCTGCTACGGGGCCACGCGCCCGCTCGCGTGGGCGCTCGCGCGCAACGTCACGGCGCTGGTCGGGGCGTCCGGCGGACAGCTGGTCACCGGCCCGAACACGGTGGCCGAGTACCCCGGCGGGGTGTTGATCGACCTCGCCCGCACGGCGACCGCTCCGAAGCAAGTTCCGGAGCAGGGCCGGTCGTCGCGCGAGGTAGAGACGATCTACGAGATTCACCTACGCCGGCCGTGGTGGTAGGACCGAAGACGGGCGGCGACGCCCCCGATCAGGAGAGGTGATCACGATCGCCACCCTCGAAGATCTTGACAACAAGCAAGCGGAACTCATCCGCAAGGTCCAGGCCGCCGCGGTGTTCCACGCCCCGATCGCCACAGCGGTGCCGGCGACGTTCACCAGCGGCGCGGGCGCAGACCTCACCGCGCTGCCCATCGCGTGGACCGACGTCGGCCTGGTCACGAAGGACGACGCGTACACCTGGTCGCGGGCCACCGAGATGTCCGAGACCCGGTCGCACGGCTACGTCGACCCCACTCGCCGCGACATCACCTCGAACGTGTCGAGCCTGGCGTTCACCGCCCAGGAAACCAAGGCGAAGACCTTGGAGATGTACCACAACGTGGACCTCACGGGCGTGCAGGCGGCCGCGGTCACCGGTGAGTACACGTTCGCGGACCCGTTGCAGGCGCAGACGCGGTACTCGCGGCTGATCGCCATCGGCCGTGACGGCCTCGGCACGGGCACCATCTACATCATCCGGATCATCCCGCGCGCCATCCTGAACGAGCCCGGTGAGCAGAACTGGTCGGACGAGAACGAACTCGTCTACCCGATGACGTTCACCGCGACGCCGGATTCGGCGCTGGGCTACTCGGTCCGGTACGTGTTCGGTGGGCCCGGCTGGAAGACGCTGCTCGGGCAGATGGGGATCACGCAGGCGCCGTGAGCATCTCGCCGGTCCTGTCGGGGGCGCGCGTGCGGGCGGCGGCCGCGCGCGCCCCGCGCGTGTACCCGAACGCGGTCGGTGAGGTCCTCGCCCGCGAGTTGCGCGGCTGGGACGGCGCCGGCCGCCTGATCTCCAGTCCTGACACCTACCGCCTGATGTCGCGCGTCATAGACGATGTGCTCGGCAAGCCTCTCCCGAACGGAGTTCTCCGATGACTGCTCGCGCCCGCCGGTCCGAAGCGAAGGCCGACCGCCCGATGGTGACCGTCCACGACCCGAGCGGCGAGCCGTTCGAGACCGGCGACCCGGGCACCCTGAACAGCCTCCTGTGTGCGGGCTACAGCCTCCCGAAGGGAACCTCGCGGGAGGAGGCGATGAACTCGATCACCCCGGCGCCGACCGACACGGCCACCGAGTAATCTCCGCGCATGGATTTCTCCACATACCAGCGCGAGGCCAAGCGCAAGCCGGTCGAGATCAAACTGCCCGACGGTGACGTGCTGGTCGTCCCGATCCCCGACGGCGACAAGATGATGCAGATCGAGGAAGCGGGGCTCACCCGCAAGACCCTCAAGATCGCGCTCGGGGGCGAGGGCTACGCGCGGCTAGGCCCGCTGGTCGAGGGGCTCAAGGACCCGGACGCGCTGCGCGAGTTCTGCATGGACCTCATGCGCGAACTGGGCGTGTCGGCGGACGACCGCCCCCCGGCGGATGGGCCGCGCTGATCGAGCTTGTCGACCGGTACGGCCCCGAGATCGAGGCGGATCTGTTCGACCGCGGGGCCGACCTGCTCGACTGGTTCCGGGGCGCGCGGCCCTGGTCGCAGCTCGCCCGCATCGTCGATCAGCTGCCGCCGTGGTCGCGTGTCGGCCGGGCGCTGGTCGACGATGACGAGCTTGAGCAGTGGCGCCGCCGGCACGTCGACGACAAGACGCCGCCGCGCCCGCCGTCGATCAGACAGTGGTCGCAGTTCGACGAGTTGGTCACGACGATCGTCGACGGGGTGACGGCGATCCGGGCGACGTTGGTCGCGGTGAACACCCCGAAGGGCAAGCAGGCGGCGCGGTTCAAGCCGTCGCGCCGGCCGCTCACCGCACAACAGCGGTGGGAGCGGCGGCAAGATCGAGAGATGGTGGCGGAGATCGTTGCGATCGCGGCCCCACCTGGCCGCGTGGACACGCATCCGACCCCGTAGCCCGGTAGCGTCACCCGTGCGACAGTGGACGCTGATCGTGTCCACGGGGTCGGATCGGGGGTGTCGTGCCCAGCTACACCGCCGGCAC